AGTGAAAGGGAAAGTAGCATTCGCGACCGTGCATCACGCATGGGAGGCGTCTGGAACCATTTTTGGTAGTGAGATGTGCTACCATATGGGTCCGGATGGATTAATCCACGCCAAAGCGAATGGTAACAACTACGAGTACGTTCACCCCCCCAACGGTTGGCTTAAGGAGGGTTATTTTGTTGATCCAAGAACAGAACGCACATTGGTGTGGGAAAAATTGGAATGTCGTTTCGGTACTTACTTGTATAAGTTTTGGGCAGTAGAGTCTGCTTACGCACCACCGGCCATGCGTGGATTGTTGGATCCCATGTTTGTCGGAGATGCGCCGCACGATTGGATTGAAAGAATTAGTCTAGGGTTGACGTCTTTTAATGTGGATAGGCGTATTGGGCCTGATCACAGCGATGTTAGTGTTGCACATGTGACACGCGTCGATGGAATCTCGTTCCTTTATGGTACGGCCAAGGTGTTGGTCGGTCACAATCAGATTGTGGCTTTGCCAGTTGATTTGTTGGGCATGTTAGCATCCTTGTGTGTGAACGTCACTCGGGATGCCATGCTGACCGGTACTCTGTCCCAAAGGGCTAGGTACGCGTTGACTCAAGGCAATTACCCCCCGTCGTTGATGCCTCGGGCCATTTCGATTGCAGTTGTTGCGGCAATGTGCATGAATTTGGCGGAGGAAACGGCTAGGCATGCCCTGTTCATCAGTAAGAACGCTGATCTGATTAACCTCAACAGAGACGTTAGAGAAGGAAAACCACTCAGGCCAGTGCGGTTCTGGGACAAGTTGATGCATCCGTTTGCTATGTGCAGTACCGATGATCATGAGTCTAGATCAGCACATGTCTTGGCTTTGAGAACCAAAATGCCGAAGGCAGGTTTGGAGCCGTTGACTTTTCGTAACGTTGTGCCACCGCTTGATGATGCGGTAGTTAGTGCACCCGAGTCTTTCACCTTTTATCCAAACCATTTTTCCAAACGCGGTGTTGGGAGTCAATTTAAGATCCAAGAGGTCGAGGCAGTTGATTCTATGGAGGAAGAGAAATCTTCTGAGCCCGAAGATGGGCTCCCGGGACCCCAACCGGAACCTGAAAGCACACAGGAGAGCCATGTGCAAGAGGGGAGCCTTCCATGCCCCCCCCCGGCCCCAAATTTTGCCGGTCCTAGTGCGGAGACACAGGGCGAATTTGCCTCTATTCGAACAGAAGAGGAAGAGGTGCTAAGAGAGGCGCCCGACTCGGAGTTGGCTAGCGTAGACGAAACGTTGGAGCAGCTCCCTAGTCGCGACCACCACAGGATGGTAGTTGATGAAGCTGTGTGGAAAAACATGTTGCCCGTGGACATTGAATTCTTGCGTGCAAGAGGATACACATTCCATTTGAGTAAGGTTGGTGGCGACGCTGTCGTCCCGACTGACCCTCTGACGTATCACTCGTTGTACAGGCAGAGTACGTCCCCTTTGGTTACGGAAGCCTTGAGCGTGCCGAAGGATACTGTTTTTCTACCCGTTGCTGTTCACAAAGGTGAAGCACCAGCACAATCGACTGCCGCCAGGGTGTTTCCAAACGCAGTGTCAGATCGAATCAAACCGCCGATTGCGGGTTTGACTCTTTCGCTTATGTGTTTAGGCAGTGAGCCAAGTTGTTGCAGTGCGCAAGATGAGGACATGATTAGAGCATT